CTATAGAAAATTTACTTATACTGCACAGGAAAGCTATAAACTAGACTACATTGCCAAGGTAGAGTTAGGCAAAGAAAAACTAAGCTATGATGAATACGACAGCTTCCGAGACTTTTATAAAAATGACTGGCAGAAATTCGTAGAGTACAACGTGGTAGATACCGAGCTTGTAGATCAGCTCGAAGAAAAAATGAAGCTCATTGAGCTCATCCTAACCATGGCCTATGATGCCAAGTGTAACTTTACCGACATTTTCAGTGCAGTTCGAACCTGGGATTGCATTTTATACAATCATCTCTGGAACAAGAACATCATTGTACATCAGCGTGACACCAGCAAACGTGCTCGCCAGATCATTGGAGCCTATGTCAAGGAACCACGTCCTGGCAAGTATGATTGGGTGGTGAGTTTTGATGCCACCAGTCTGTATCCCAGCATCATCATGCAGTACAATCTAAGTCCCGAAACCATGGTGCCAGGCTTCTTGCAGACCACCATAGAAGAACTACTGGATCAGAAGCACAATCTGCATAGCCTAAAAGAAGATGGATTGTGTTTAACGGCCAATGGTTATAACTTTAAAACTGATACTCAGGGCGTGTTTCCAGAGATAGTTCAAAAGTTGTTCGATGATCGACAGAAATACAAGAAGCAGATGATTGAAGCTCAAAAGCAGTATGAGCTGACCAAGCAGCCGTTCCATCAGAATCAGATTGCCAAATTTAATAACTTTCAGATGGCTCGAAAGATTCAGCTCAATAGTTTGTTTGGTGCCTGGGGCAATGAGTTCTTCAGATACTATGACGATCGCATCGCCGAAGGCATCACACTGACCGGACAATACATCATTCAGACTGTTGGCCTGGAGTTGAATCGTTGGCTGAACCAGATCTGTGGTACCACCAATGTAGATTATAGTTTTTATTCGGACACTGATTCATGCTATGTTACTCTGGATCCTTTGGTGCAAAAATTCTATAAGGATCTACCCAAGGACAAGATTGTCGAAATACTAGACAAGATTTGTGCGGAAAAGATTGAATCTGTACTAAACAAGGCCTGCGACAAGCTAGCCGACTATACCAATGCCTTTGACAAGAAGATAAAGTTTAAGCGTGAAGCCATTGCTGATAGAGGCATTTGGGTTGCCAAGAAAAGGTATGCCTTAAATGTTTATAATAACGAAGGTGTTAGCTATGCTGAGCCTAAACTTAAAGTCATGGGCCTGGAGATTGTTCGTTCAAGCACTCCTGAATATGCTCGTAAGGCTCTTAAGAAAGCAGTTGGTCTTGCGCTTACAAAGAATGAAGCAACGCTTCAGAAATTTATTCAGGAAACCGAAAGCGAATACCGACAGCTCAGACCCGAAGCCATAGCCTTTCCGCGTGGTGTGAATGGATTAACTGAATATGGTGATGCAGCCAAGATCTATCGCAAGGGAACGCCCATGCATGTTCGTGCCAGTCTGTTGTACAATCATCAGCTCAAGGTTCGAAGTCTGGAAAAGAAATATGAACGCATTCGCGAAGGTGACAAGATCAAGTTCATCTATCTAAAAGTTCCCAATAACATTGGTGAAAATTGCATTGCCTTCATAGGCAGCATACCCGCAGAGTTCGATCTGCAGAAGTTCATTGATTATGATACCATGTTCCAGAAGTCCTTTCTGGAACCATTAAATACTATTCTAGAAGGCATGGGTTGGTCAGCCAAACCACAGGCCACTCTAGAGAGTCTTTTTGCCTAATGGTCATCGATTTTCATACATCAACATACTACAATACTAAAAATACAGGAGATATACATGTCACTCATAGATAGACTCAAAAAGAATTCAACCATCAAAGACACCGAAATACTTAACCGAAGCAAGTTCTTCAATGCCAAGGACATGATTCAGACTTCGGTTCCCATGATCAACGTTGCTCTGAGCGGCAGACTAGACGGCGGCCTTACACCAGGGCTCACTGTATTTGCCGGTCCTAGCAAACACTTTAAGACAGCCTTTGCGCTCTTGTTGGCCAAGAGCTACATGGAGAAGTACAATGACGCCGTTGTTTTATTTTACGATAGCGAGTTTGGTAGTCCTCAATCTTATTTTGACAGCTTTGGTATTGATACCGGCCGAGTCGTCCATACTCCGATTACGGATATTGAACAGCTCAAACACGATAGCATGGCGCAGCTTAATAGCATTGAACGTGGTGATCATATCATTATTATTGTTGACTCAGTTGGCAACCTAGCCAGCAAGAAAGAAGTCGAAGATGCACTCGAAGGCAAAAGCGTAGCCGACATGAGTCGAGCCAAGCAGCTCAAGAGTTTGTTCCGCATGGTAACGCCGCATCTGACCATCAAAGACATTCCCATGATTGTGGTCAATCATACCTATAAAGAAATGGGACTGTTTCCCAAGGATGTCGTAAGTGGTGGTACTGGTGTTTACTATAGCGCCGACAACATCTACATCATCGGTCGCCAGCAAGAAAAAGAAGGTCAGGAGCTCATTGGATATAACTTCATCATCAATGTGGAAAAGAGTCGTCATGTTCGTGAAAAGAGCAAGATTCCCATTGAGGTAAGCTTCGAAGGTGGCATCAGTCAATGGTCCGGTCTCTTGGACATTGCCATGGAAGGTGGTTTTGTGGTCAAACCCAGCAATGGCTGGTATGCACACAAGGGCTCAGAAACCAAGTATCGACAAAAAGATACCTATAGCAAGGACTTTTGGATGCCCATCATAACCAACAAAGAGTTCAGAGATTACATCAAGGATCAATATCAGGTCAGCAATACCAGTTTGGTGCAGACCGATCTCAGCACACAAGAATTAGATGAGGAGTTTGAAAATGCTGGTCAAGTATAGTCCCTGGAGACATGGTGAAGAAGTTTGGGGAGTAAAAATCGAAGAGGGGCAATTCAATGAAACTGTAATCAGCATCAACAGCATTGATCTTTCCGATGAAAGCAACGACGTTGCCATAGATTTTAATTTCTTAAGTACTACACCGGGCACAGATCCCGAGCGCAACGACAAAGATGCTTTTGATGGCATCTTGGCACCCATCATCGAAGATATCATTCACAAAGCCGTACAACACTATCAAGAGCATGAAGCTAGAAACACTGATACTCAGTAGTTTGATTCACAACGTCGATTATGCCCGCAGCATTTTGCCGTTTGTTCGTTCCGAATATTTCAATGACGAAGCCGAACGACATGTGTTCAACATAATCGACGAATTCTACAAGACCTACAACAAGGCTCCCAACATCGATGTACTGACCATTGAACTTCAGAACGATCGAAGTCTCAAGGAGAATGAATACAAGACACGAGCAGAAATTGTCATCAATCTCGAACCCAGCACAGCTGAAATGGACTGGCTCATGGCCGAGACCGAAAAGTTCTGCAAGGATCGAGCCGTGTACAATGCCATACTAAAGAGCATCGGCATCATTGATGGCAAGGATCGTGAACACAATCAGGATGCCATACCCAGCCTATTGCAAGAAGCTCTAAGCGTTGGATTCGACAATCGTGTAGGGCATGACTATCTGGAAGATGCAGCCATTCGCTATGACTTCTATCACAAGGTAGAAAATCGCATTCCATTTGATTTGGATCTGTTCAATAAAATTACCAATGGTGGCATGCCCAACAAGACTCTCAATGTAGCCTTGGCAGGGACGGGTGTTGGTAAAAGTTTGTTCATGTGTCACGTCGCAGCCAGCACCCTTACACAGGGCAAGAATGTCCTGTACATTACCATGGAGATGGCCGAAGAGCGCATCGCAGAACGCATTGATGCCAATTTGATGAATATCACCATGGACCAGCTCAAGGATCTGCCCAGGCCCATCTTTGACAATCGTGTTGCCAAGATCACAGAAAAGACACAGGGCCGACTCATCATCAAAGAGTATCCAACTGCAGGTGCACATACCGGTCACTTCAAGAGTCTGCTCAAAGAACTACAGCTCAAGCGCAACTTTAGACCTGACTTAATTGTCATAGACTACCTAAATATCTGTGCGAGCTCGAGGTTCAAGGCCGGAGCCAACATCAACAGTTATACCCTGATCAAGAGCATTGCCGAAGAGCTGCGTGGCATGGCCGTAGAACACGACGTACCCATACTAAGCGCTACTCAGACAACACGCAGTGGCTATGGCAATACCGAAGTTGAACTCACAGACACCAGCGAGAGTTTTGGTCTGCCAGCCACAGTAGACTTCATGTTTGCCCTGATCAGCACCGAAGATCTCGAAGCCCTGAACCAGATATTGGTCAAGCAGTTGAAAAATAGATACAATGATCCCACCATCAACAAGAAGTTTGTTGTTGGCATAGACCGAGCCAAGATGCGACTCTATGATCTAGAAAACAATGCCCAGCAAAGCATTAGCAATTCAGGCATAAAACTAGACCCCGAGCAAATTGACAGCCTAACCATGAAGAAAACGTTTAATAAGCTTCGTGACTTCAGTTCCATAAAAATCTAGGAGTAATCATGTTATTCGATCCCAAGACACGTCAGGCTCAGGTAGATCAGGCCCTAAGCGAAGCCAAAAAAGTTTTGGCTGAATACGAACATCATGATGCCAACGTTCGCCCCCAGGTGAATCTCATTCAAGAATACGGCCAAGAACCCGAAAAGTTTACGGACTAATGAAGGTTTATGTTAGGAATGCACGTGATCGAAAGTTCACGTCCATTCTAAAACTTGCCTGCGATACCTATGCCCGGCGTTTGTTCAAACGCCAGATGTTGCCCAATCTGGTTTTTCATATTCACATACATGAAAAGTTGGGCTACAATGGTCTGTGTGGATCGCTTGATCTCTACAAACCTCGTGAATTTGAAATAGACCTGGCCAGACAACGCAACAAGCTCAACATCATGGCCACTCTAGCTCATGAAATGGTGCATGCCAAGCAGTTTGCCTATGGTGAAATGCGAGACAGATACATCAAACGTCGCATGGTCACTCTCTGGAAAGGCGAGGATTACAGTCATCTCAAATACTGGGACCAGCCCTGGGAAATCGAAGCCTATGGCCTAGAACCCGGGCTCCTGGCTCATTTTTTAAACCAGCATAAACTTTATGCCTACTTCAAGACTCCAGCCTGGCTCTGGAGCGAGGATCACCAATGAACTGGATGGACCTAGTACAAATCGTTCTGCTGTTGCTTGCCTGTGTAGCCTGTTACTTCAAAGGGTTGGGGCAGGGCGTACAAGATGCCCTGGATTTCTGCGTAAGGGAAAAACTGGTGGATGAGCACTTGCTGCATACAAAGATGAAACGGATCGCAGAAGATGATGAGTAATCATGTAAGTCATTGAAGGACAAGCACAAAATACTGCTTGACAAAAACGTCAAAATCTGCCATAATAGCATCATTGCATGAGGAAATTATGGCATATCAAATTGGATCTCAGGTAGAAATTCAGACTCAGCGCCCTAGCATTGTCCTGGGTCGAGATTTTGATCGGCACACCTATAGGGGTGTTGTCGTACAAACGCCACACTGGCTTGACAAAAACTATGTAAGCGTCAATACTGGTAATCCAGAACATCCAGTCAGCCACATTCACCAAAGCGTTATTGTTGGCTTCGTTCAGCCCGAAGTCGATGTAGGCATTCGAGTATTTCGAGTGACCAGCAAGAGCAAGGGCAAGAGCTATGAAGTAACTGTGCATGCTGGTCGAGTCAGCTGCGATTGTGTGGGCTTTCAGTTTCATCGTTATTGTCGGCATTCAACTGCTGTGAAAGCAAAACTAGGAATTTGACATGCAAATTATATTCAAAAAGGGAAGTTATATCACCCATGCAGTAGGTGGTGGCGGTGGTGGCAGTCTTCCCAAGCAAGAAGAATTGGTTTTAACTTTGGACCAGTGCAAGTGGCAAAAGAATCTGAATCAGTTAATTTGTCAGCATGACGGTGCATTCCCCCGAGAAGTTCGAGTCACCAATACAAAAACCAATGATTACAGAACCTATGTCCATTTGACCGAAAACGATCCTCGTCAGGACCAGGATGGTTGGGACGGTGAACAGATGGTCTACAAGACTCATACCAAAACTAACAACGCAGAATATCTGGTACTATATCATGGAAGCTAAAATGAATTTTAATCGTTTTGATTTTGAACAGCAATTACTAGAATGCTGGAATGTTACCAAAGACATCAAGACTGTATTCGAAGGCGTTTGCGATTCTAGTCCTGCACTGACTGAGGATCAAATTGCCAATGCTTTGCTTGGACTTGAAACTCTGTATGAATTAAAATTTAATAAGTTGTGGTCGATGTTTGAAAATGGTGTGCGTGACAAGAAAATCATCTAGGAGTATATCATGGGTTTGGACATGTATTTGAAGGGCAAAGTATACCTGGACTACAACGGTCCAGAGCGTAAAGATATTGCCAAGATGCTGGACATCGATGACTACGAAGTCCAAGGTGTAACCGTAGAATTAGGATACTGGCGCAAAGCCAACCACATCCACAAGTGGTTCGTTGACAATGTTCAGAATGGTGTGGATGACTGTGGTGATTATTATGCTACTAAAAAGGATCTAGAAAGCTTGCTGCTTGTCTGTGAACAGGTGCTTGAAGATAGATCCAAAGCAGCATCATTATTGCCGACTCAACAAGGATTCTTTTTTGGCGGTCAAGAATATGATGACTGGTATTATGATGATGTTCAATCAACTGTCGACATAGTTAAGAAGGCATTAGAATTTTATGACGAAAAAACCGTTGACCTTTATTATCATGCGAGCTGGTAATGGCACATATCATACGTGACGGCGAAATCGTTCCCATAGCCATACCTTTGGGCAAACGTGTAAAAATTGGTTCGGCCTATGAGCCTCCTCTGGAGAACTACGTAGCCAACGATCAACTCTGGATTCAGGATGTCTTTACTTTCAACACCATTCCCTGGTATGCCATCAAGAACCGGTTCGAAAAGTATCTGGTGGGATTTGCAATCTGGGGTACCTTGGTCTATGCTCTGGCCATGATAGGTCGTTACTTTCTGGGAGCGCCAGCATGACTGACAAGCATCGAGCCCTGGATCAGTGTAATGCCATACTAAAGGCGTCATTGGGCACCCAACAAGTAGATACCTGGTGGACCATACCCAATAGAGCCTTTGAAATGCGAGCTCCGAGCGTTGTCTGGGACAGCCAAGACTGGCAACGAGTACATAAATATCTGCTCGGACAGCTCAATGCAGATTATTCTTAGTTATCAATGACTTAGCCAAAGCCCCTATGCTTGACTCGGGTATTCAAAGGTGCTATAATAGTGGTATGTTGTGAGATGTACCGTTTATGAAAGAAGTGCTTGACCCGTCAGGCGAAATTTGCTAGTATTATGTTACCAATTTGAGAAGGATCTTAATTATGACACATGAAAAATTTCTTGTAGCTGGTGTAGCCCGTAACAACAAAGGTCAGTTGCGAGCTCGTTATTCAACCCTCACTGTGGCCGAGACCATTGCTCGTCAGGAACGAGCCGGACAGACCGACATCCTGTATGTTGATCTACCCGAGCCCATGAGTCGCGAAGATATTCCTGCGTACCTGTTGACCTTGGAAGCATTTACCAGTGTGCCTGATTTCAAGGCTTGCCTAGAAGATGCTAATACCAATCATGTACTCAAAAGCAAGGCTCCACGAGCCAAGACTGTCTGGACTACACCAGCTCCCAAGACCGCCAAGGTCAAGACTCCGAAGCCTGTAAAGGCTCCGAAGGTTCGGCTTCCCAAGCCTGACGCCGAAGACGATCTCATGATCGAAGAACTCAAGGCCCTGGTTGCGGCCTGATAAATAAAAGGCCAACGTCGGGAGACAGTAGGCCGTTTCGTCGGGAGACGGACGACCGGGGGAATAGCGGAGACCCGAAGACTACGCTTATTCTTAAACGACAGAAAAATTGCGCCCCTTAAGCCAACACAAAGGACATCATGGCACGAATTACCAGTCAAAAAGCAGCACTACAGATCGGAAATCAGTTCGATATGGTTCTCATTGCAGCTGCCCGCGCTCGTGAACTTCGTCGTGGCAAGAAAAGCACCCTCGTAACCGACGACAAGGCATCGGTGCTGGCCCTAAGAGAGATCGAAGAAGGCCTCGTAGGCCGAGAATATCTAAGAAAGCTGAGACCATGGGATCGCTCACAAAAATCACGCAACACCAAGGCCTAGACATTACGGGCTATAATAGCGGGTCCTTTGGGCCTGCTATTCTACTGCTTCACGATTGGTGGGGTTGCACGCCCAGCGTCCGCAATCTTGCGGATCGTTTGGCCAATCACGAACATCAGGTCGTGGCCCTGGATTACTGGCAAGGGTTGCAACCTGCAAACATCAAAGAAGCCGAACAGAAACTATTTTCCGTGAGTCTAGAAGACCTTACATCGGTTATTTTACCGGATGTCATAACCAGAACTGGTGTTAGCCATCTGGTTGGCATGGGTTTCGGTGGAACGCTGGCATTGATGGTTCAGGAAAACATGCCTGGCATCAAGAGTGTGACCTGTTGCTATGGACTGCCACCAGCGGGGCGAGTCAAGAGTGTGCGTGCGCCGCTCATGGTGGTCAGAGCCACTAGAAACCGTTGGGACGATCCGGCCCATATTCAGGCTTACCTGGATCTGGCTCCACGAGCTCAGGTCATGAATCATGACTGTGACGCAGAATTTTTGAATGAAACTGCTGCTAGTTTTGAATTTCAAAGATTGCGAGTCACAGCCGAAACCATAAGTTCATGGGTCAAGTCCAATAATTAATCGGTATTGACTCTGCCTACGGAGTCATATAGCATCGTAGGCTGGTTTACGCAGCACCATAAGCTGCGGTATTTCATGGAGTTATTATGATTAAAAACGTTGTATTGAAAGCACTCAAGAGCGGTCGTCAATTTACTGCAGGTCAACTCAAGGGGTTGACTCGCAGCACCGAAGCAACCATTCGTGCTCGCATTCATGACCTGCGCAGCGAAGGTTATGCCATCTACAACAACACCACCAAGAATGGCAAGACTGCCTATCGTCTAGGTACGCCTAGCCGTGCCATGGTGGCTGCTGCTTTCCGTGAATCAGGTTCACGAGTTTTTGGTTAAGACTTCGAGCGTCTAACCAACCCGCTTCGGCGGGTTTTTTCTTGTTTGTTTTCTAGCCATAAATATTCCCAAAAGGGAACCACATGGCACAAGAAGGTTTTATCTACGAACGCAAGGCCTATGAGGCTCTAGCAGCCTATGACATAAGCACTGGCGGCGTCGCAGGTGCTTCGCATGATAGGCCCGATCTTACCCTTAAAAATGCCGCAGGAAAATCAACAGGCTGTGAACTCAAGAATCAACCCACAGCAGCAGGCAGCCTGGTCATGAAATACTATGATGGTAGCTGGAGCTTTGGTGATTTTAGTGGTGATCCCGAAAAGGCTTTCATGTACGGCCTAGCCACCAAGGCCAAGCTCCTGACCGAAATGAACAAGTCAGGCAATGCAGGTCGTAACTGGCGTGGCAAAGTTCCGGCTCTGCAGAACGATGCCCGAGGCAAAAAGATACTGGCTCCGGGCTTTACCGACAAAAAGAAAGCCTACGAATACGATCTCAAGCAGTTCGGTGGACCCAACGAAGTACATTTAGAAGTTGGTGGCAAAGCCGTAAGCGATTACTATAATTCCAAGAAGACCTACTACATCAATGTTGGTAGTCATGGATTTTATTTGCTGAACAACAGCGACCCTCTGGGGCTCAATGCCAAGCTCAGAGCAGCCAAGCTAGAAGCCATACCACAGTTCAATACATCGGCCAAGTGTAAGATCAGAGTTCGTTGTCAGTACAAGGGCGGAGGCGACTATCAGTTTGTCATGACCCTGCAGTTCTATGGTGTCCAGGCATCACCGTACAACATAGCACCCCTGAGACCGGGCAGCAATTCCGATGTTGACACTGCCCGGCTCAAAAAAGATCCCATTCTCTTGGCCTTTAGGTAATAGGACAAACATGCGCAGTCTCATAGGTTATATTTCCGAAGCGGCCAACATGGCCGAGACCAACAAAGTTCTCAAGCACATAGACCATGCCGAAGATTTTCTCAGATTTGGTGACGAAGGTTTCAACCACGTACATCGCAGTCTTAGCCTATTGCATGGGGCTATGCGCGGTCAAAGGAACGAAGCCAGCTACGGACTCACAACGAAGTACGACGGAAGTCCTAGTGTTACTTTTGGCTATCACCCTGATACCCATCGTTTCTTTGTTAGTACTAAGTCACTGTTCAACAAAGATGCCAAGGTAAACTATACAGATGCCGACATAGAGCGTAACCATGGTCATGCTCCGGGTCTGGTCAAGAAGCTTAAAACTGCTCTACAACATCTGCCCAAGATAGCGCCCCATC